AGTAACTAATGTAACAGACTCAAGGCTAAAGATTGAAATTGGCAATCCAGAAAACAGGGAAGACCTGTATAACGGTTTTGATGCTATGGTACTACCTAGACGATATGCAGGACTGTGTTTGCCAATGAATGAGGCTTTGCTTTCTGGTCTTCCCGTTTTTATGACAAATGTTTCACCCAATAATCAGATCTTGCCACAAGATTGGTTAATTGATTCAGACTCTATAGGGAGCATTAGAACAAAGGTTAGAATTAATTTGTTTGAAGCAAATAATGTTTTGTTAGCACAAGCAATTGATAAGTATATGTCTATCAATGATAAAACTAACTATAAAGAACAGGCTTACGAGTTAGGGTTTAATAACTTTGCACCAACAGTATTAAAAGATAAATACCTAGAACTTATTGCTCAAATCTAGTTTTTTTGTTAAACTTGTCTTTAAGTATTTTATTAAATATACTATTAAATGAACTATCTGCACTAGACAAATATGTATGATCATCTATGTTTAAATTATAAGACTTAAGAACTAATGGTCCAGAATTGTAAACCTTTACGTCTTCCATTTGTGTGCCACCAACATTAAACTTGTTTCCATATATAGATCTCCATAAAAACTGATCTAAAAGTTCTAGCACTATCTTTAATTTTTCTTTTTCCATAACCATCGGGACGTGGAGTTCATAGTCTAGTGGATTTTCAAATCCTAACGCCTTAAGTTTTTTATATGTGCCTGAAAGTTTTCTGGTGTACTGAGAGTTGCCATTTAATTTTTGGTATAGGTTTATTTTATCTAATAAAAAACCACTGTGAAAATTTTCTATTCTGTTTATTTTTTTAATAATGTAGAAGTCATCATTCATTAAAATAAATGATTCTGATATTTCTTGTGAAAAACAAATTGTTTCTAAATTTTTTACAGCATTTTTATATTTTGATTCTTTTTGTTCTACCTTTATGTAATTGCCTACATACCAATCAGGCTTACCGCCAACAACCCATATGTTTGCCTCTGGAAAACTTTCAACGACAGATCTAATTGAATACTTTAATTCTTCGTTTATTCCATCTTTACATATATAAACAAAATCCATGCTTCTCCATTATAAAAATTAAGAAAGGCGAATCTATTTTAGTAAATTCGCCTCTCTCAATTAACTAACTACTTCTTTTTAGCAGCAGCCTTTTTCTTTGCTGGAGACTTCTTAGCGGGTACAATCTTGCTAAGTGCATCCGAAACAACACCTGTATCTGGCAATACGCCAAATGCTTTGTCATTAGGATTGAGTGCTCTCAATGCAACGGGCGCTACAGCAGCAACTAGTGCAGCCCAAAGATCTTTTGGATCTGTTACGCCAGCCATGTAAAGTGCAAACACTGCGCCAAGAACAGATCGTCCGTATGATGCTAGCATTGCCTTTGTCTTATCGTTTAATAAGTTATTCATTATTCCTCCTAGGATATAACTTGTGTTAGTGTTTTATAGCCAATCCATAAACCAATAATTCCTGCGACTCCCGCAAAAACTGGTGGTGCTGGTACTGGCAATTTGAATGCTGCGAACACAATACCGCATCCAAAACCTGTTATTATTGATAATAAAATTTCTTTCATTAGTTGTATTCTTTTCTTGACCAAATTTGTTTTTTATATCCATCGGTTAAAAATCTACGAACAGAATACCATGTTTTTTTATTATATAATTCATCATATTTACCCTGCTCAGAATTCCAAATATCTCTCTTAATAAATAACATTTGATATATAGGAGTTCCTGCTGGTATTAAACCAGAAAATCCTTTTTTAAGTACAAAGGGTATTGGGCCAGTCATTGGCCAACCGTCAGTATCAATAATTCCATTATGTGTTATAAAAGGTAAATCAAATCTATTTGCTGGATGAAAATAAAAAGTGCTATAGCCAGGAGGAGTTTTTGGTTCCCAAAAAGTATTCCAATGAAACTCTGTTTTATAATATCCAGGAAAATGTGGCATTGAGTTTGAAGACTTATGATCTTCTAGTCTTGTAGATAATGGTCTAAAATCTCCAAACCACCTATAACTAATTGCTGGATCATCTTCTTCTGTGTTGCATTCAACATAAACATCGCATGCAAGTTCTTGAGTATATCCAGAAGTTAATGAATCTATAAATGGCATACACTTTTTTGCAGTATAGTCAATACCTGAACCATCAATCTTTTTTACTTCAATTGGCATAGATTTAAACCAGTTTGGTACATATTTTTTACTTGGTTGTGGCCTAGGAATACAAATTTCTGTATCTTTGTCGCTTGGTATAAAAACTACTTCGTTATTTTTTATTTTCATTTTGTATTCTTTTCTGGTAACAGGGCTAAAAGTTTTTCTGAATAAGAGTTCAAACCTTTATTCCTTAGTTCATCCGAAACTTCTTTAATAGTTTTTTGCGAAGTTTCAATATACTCAAAAGCCCAATCTCTTGAATCAGAAAGAAATTTAATAAAATTTTCTTTGTGTATTGAATCATCTGAAATTCCAGCATCGTTCTTTATTCTATTTGTCAATTCTTCAAGCGCTGCATTTTTTATAAAAAGTTCAGCCATTAAAATATTAGATTTTTTAAATCTGTTAAGGGTAACCCAGTATGCTAAACAAAAAGAAAAGGATAGGGTAGCAAAAAATATAATAAGCATCATTTCCATAATATCTATTGTACACGAGCCTCTCTATATCCATTTAAAACTTTTATCATTTCTCCATGATTCATTGATGTTTCGGATAACATTTTTTGATTATTTTTTACATCATTAAAAAATTCATCATATTTAAACCACTCATTTTGCTCAAAAGCATTATTAATTGTGTTAAAATTTATTAAATCTAATCCATAACAAACATCAAACCAACTTTGTAAGGAAAATCCACGATCATCTGTTATAGAAGAAAACTCATTAAATGTTGGAATAGATGATTCCCATCTAGCAAATACTTCTTTTATTGAATTAGGCACATTTTCGGTGTAATGTTTCCAAAAATCTGTATCATTTCTTTTACCCATATAATGTAAAAAAATAAAATCTGCAGTTTGTTCCCACCACTCACAAAATCTTGAATTATAATATTTTCTTGCATTTTCAGAATTATTAAATAACTGAGAAACATCAGATAGCAATATCTGTAAAAAATACACAGATGTCCAAATTGAGGTTGCTTCCAGTGGTTCTAAAAATCCAGAGGATAAACCTACTGCAAGACAATTTTTTGTCCATGGACTTTTGTAATATCCAGGAACAAAAGAAAAAGATCTTGGTGATTCAACAGAAAATCCTAAATAATTATCAAGTTCTTTTTTAGCATCTTCGTATGAAACTAATCTTGAGTTATAAACATAACCGCAACCATATCTTTCTTGTAATGGGATTTTCCATATCCATCCATATTTCATTGCAATTGATTCTGTATATGGTGGTAAATTGCTTTCTTTTTCTTTTGGTAAAAAAAATGGAATTGCTGCATTTGTTGTTAATTTATTAGATAAATCTTTCCACTCACCACTATAGTGTTTCCCAATAATTATTCTACTAAAACCAGAACAATCAAAAACAAAGTCAGTTTTTATTTTTAAAGAATTTTCTAAAATAACGGCAGATATATCATTGTTCTTATCTGTATCTATTCTAGAAACCTTTCCCTCTATTCTTTGAATTCCACGCTCAATTCCTTTTTGTTTTAAAAAATTTGCAAGTTTTCTTGCATCAAAATGAACTGCAAAATTTGCTAACTGATCATAATTAAAAATTGCATTATCTGTTTTTTTATTTTCAACATATGTGAATGGAACTTTTCTTTTTTCACTTATAATTGATGAATAATCTGATTCTTTTTTATCTATTTTATGATATGCTGTCATTAAATAATACAAACTGCTTTGATTAAAGGTTTGATTAAAACTATTTTTTAAATTAGGAGATATTGATGGTACTTGTGATCCAAAATTATGATAGTAGTAATCTTTTTTAGGTGTCCAATTAGTAAACTTAATCCCATTTTTAATTGTGCAACCAGTATTTTCTATAAGATCTATTAATGGAATTCCCAACCAATCCATAATGTCAACAAAATTTGGAGTTGTGCCTTCTCCAGCACCAAGAATTCCTATTTCCTCTGATTCTACTAAAGAAACATTAAAACTTGGCATTTTTCTTTTTACCATAAGTGCAGTAATCCAGCCAGCGGTTCCGCCACCAACTACTAAGATATTTTTCATTTTTTAATTATACCCTATACGACTATCTTTTAATAACATGGGTTGCCCAATAATATAAACACTTATCACAACAAGGTTTGTTGTATTCGCTATCAATATCTCTATAAAATTTAGCATAGTAAATACGATCTTTACGATAAAGGTTAGCCCTATGGGTAATATTAATTCTATTTAAATGTGGGCCAGACGAGTTAGCCCAGAATGGCTTATTAGTACCCCATATAGGGCCACAAAGGTCTTCTAAGGCGTCTATATTGGCTTCATTCTTGTCTGTCTTTATACCCCTTGACTTAGCCTCTGAAATCATAGTTTTAGCATATGTTCTTAATGAATACTCTGCATTTTTCCACATTAATACTGCAGGATGATTTCTCCATGCACCTGAAGGTGACTGGCCAGACAATACCTTAAGTATTTGGTATGCTTCAAGTATTTGTTTATTTAAACGTTTATTGTCTAAAGATTCTGCAGATTCTGCATAATTTTGAAATGGTAAAAATGTTTGCATTAATCTTCTTCTATATTAAAAATATCTAAATCGGACATTTTTTTGAAATTAGAGGCTGCCCAAAGAGATATGGCAGTTAAGAAAGATAATACTATTAATACTAATACCTTTGTTTTCTTTTTCATATTGCTATCATTGCTCCACATCTTGTACATGCATTATAACTTTTTCCAGTAACTGGACACGCTCCAGCAGCAACAAACGCATGTTTTTTAAACTTACAAACAATAAGTTTAAATAATTGACTAATCATTTAACTGCCTCTCTAGTTATTAAAACAATTGCTCCGCAATCTTCTAATGCTTTTTTTAATTTTACAACATATTGAAGTGCTGATATTTTATCATCATGCCCCATATGTAAAAATTTTACTTCATCTAATTTTACCGTAAGGAAATGCTCATTGTCAATAATCTCTACACCAAATCCTTTGGGTGGTGTAATTAAGTGCACGGCCTTACGCATAGAGTCTGTATACATTATTTATATTCTTTTCTATGCCAGTAATTATTTTTATATGATCTTTTTATTGTAGAAAAAACTTTTTGTTGATTTAAAAATGCATTTTTAGCATCATATTTACCATGTTCTTTTTTCCAATATTCACGTTTTATGGGTATTATTTGTGTAATTGGAGTTCCTTTTTCAATAATTCCTGTAAAACTATTTTTAATAAAAAATGGAAAGTGAACACTTCCAGTCCACATGTCACAATCAACTATTCCAGTAATTGTTAAAAATGGAAGATCAAATCTATTTATTGGACTTAAAAACATTAAAGAATAATCTTTTGGTAATTTAATATTAAACTGATTATGCCATTTATAAACAAATGGAGAATACCCTTCTGGACATGGCAAACCTTCCCATTGATCCGAACTGTGTTCTGTAATAATTTTTCTTTCAGTTCTCCACATGATATATGGCAAATTATTTTCTCTTTTTATTACTTCTATATCTGCTGTTAAATGCATCATGTACCCAGCAGTTATAGCATCAAAAAATGGAGTACATTTTTTATACGTAGAAGTTGTTGCACTTGGATTGCTAACTAAAAGTTCAGAATTTGTGCCAGGCATTTGGCTAGCAGATTTTCTGTACCATTCTGGAATAAATTCAGAAGATGGCCTTATATTAAAGAAATGATCTGCCCCCTCCTCTATTGGAGTTATTAAAAATTTTTTACTCATTGTTGCTCCATTGTCAAAGATTGCCAGGTTTCAGACCAATCTTTTTTAGTTTTATGCTTATTAAACTCTCTTGAAACTTCTCCACCTTCTAAATAAACACCGCCCCAAACTCCCCATTCTTTTCCTGAAACGCCATTAGCAAAACAAACTTTCCTAACTGGACACTGCTTACAGAGTGCATCAACATTTTGTCTAGAGTTTTCTTGATCTTCATATTTATCAAAATAAATATTTGTATCAAGGCCTAAACATAAGGCTTGATCTTTCCACAAATGCTGTCTCAAGATTAATCCTTATACTTATTTGGTATGTCCCAGCCAATACGAGTAGGCTTATAAACTCTATGCAAATACCACTTATCTTTTATTCTAATTCCCAATGGAGAAGTTTTTGCTACATCAGAATCTTTTAAATCAATAACATCCCAACCTTGCCAAATTAAGTTTTTGTTTTTGCTTACAATTTTTTCCATAGTGTTTAAACTTTTAATAATCATTTTTCTCCTAATATTTAAAAAGACCAACATCAATGTTATTTGCTTCTGCAGTTAAAACCAACTTTGATTTTGGCTCTTTTGGACTACTTAAAAAAGCAAAATAATTAACTTGATCTATATTTTCATTTAACCAAGCAGGCGCTACATTATAAAATTTAATCTTTTTGCCTCTTGCTTTCATGCCACGCTCTGACAAATTAGAAAATTCTGAAACAAAATTATTTATTTTTAATGGTCCAGCAGAATAAATAATAAACTCATTGTCTTCATCTTTCATTCCAGACAGAGCAACACTCATAGCACGTAAGAATACGTTATATTCGCTAAACTCTTTTGTTCCCTGCACTGCCACTATCATTTGGTCCTACCCCTTGTTTTAAGTCATCAAGTATTGATAACATTTTATTTAATTCTTTTGTTGGCATATTCTCAATATCTAATGTCTTTATTGTTTCTTCATCTACTCTGCCACTTATGGCATTAGCAGTATAAAAAACATTGTTCAATATCCAATACGCTTTTCCTTCTGTTATCACTACCTTTAACATATTTTTTTGAATATGTTTTTCAGATTGTGTTATAACTTTAGGTTTATCAAATACTTGTTTTGGAACAATATCTTTAACTATTTCATAAATATAACTTTGTTTATACTTATGTTTTTTTAAAAACATCATTCGTTTTTTGTTTGATATTTTAATTATAGACCAAGAAGCAAGCAATGTCAAGCCTATAATTAATAAATATTTCATTTATTTAGTTTTTTTCTCTGGCTGCTTATTTAAAGTTAAAATTATTGAATTAAGTTTATTAATTTCAAGTTGTAATTTTAATGACTCTAATTCTGTGTCAGATAGTTTTTGCTTATAAAATGTAATTAATTGTATTAATTCATTTTTTTCTAAATTATCCATATACCCCCCTTACTTTCTTAGATCAAACGCAGTCCCCTGCCAAACCTTTTCTACCTGTTTCTTTTCTCTTTCAACAATAGCACGGCTCCATGCAAACCCTGCATCTCCGCCCCATGCATCCCACATAATACGACCATTGGATGGAAACTCTGGGCCATCGTAAAATCCTTTACCCTTTTTGTCTACTTCGTGACGAGAAAAAAATGAATACATACGTTTAACAGTACTTAAAGACATTGCTCTACCAGCAACTATATCTGTTGCTCTACCCCAACCTACAGGAGTTCCTGCACCAGTTGCTTTACCATCTTCTTTCCATTTTAATGCACGTCTAGCAGCAGCCTTCATGCCAGCATTAGGCGTATATGTATCAGCCATTTTCGTTTACCCTGCTTTTTTCATAAGATCTACCCCAAAAAAATGAACCAATCATTAACAAACCTATTGCTAATGAATGCAAAAAATAAAATGTATTCATTTTGATTTTTTCTTTTCTTGTTTAGCAACACGCTTTTCTTTAAGAGTCATTTTTGGCTCTTTCTTTTTATTAGCGTTACCTTTTTGTTCTTTATTTGCCATTAGTTACCCCCATTTTTGTTTTTGGATATGGACCAAGATCTGCTTTAACAGTCCCGTCTTTTCTTAAACGAACAACCCTTCCATTTTTTATTTGTGTAGGATTAAAAGCACTTGCTTTTCTTTTTGGCATTATTTAACTAATCCCTTCGGATCAAATGATCCATTCCAAATAGTTTTTGTGGTAGATTGTGATTCTGATTTATATGTTCCGCCACGTCGCTTGTATTCTTGAACTACCCAAGAATTTGCAACTGCAGATGGATATACATCAAACTTATCTTTTGCTGCTTGAACAACTGTTGCATAAAGTTTTGGATTTGAAGGTGTTGATCCACCAGAACGTGGTTGAATCATTTCACCATAGTTAGGCTTTTTTGCTTTTTCCATTTCATCTTCCATTTCTTCTGATTTTCCAACTGGAACGCAATTAGGGACCATGCGCCCACCCTTATCTTTCATTCCACGCTGAGTATATCCAACCCAACATTTCTTTTCAATATTACTCCACTTATCCATATCTTCGTCATCTGAATAATAATCTTCTGACTTTCCAATTGATGAATCATACATTGCTATAGCAACCTCTGAATCCATATTGTGATTGTTTATGTCTGCAACAGTTGCATCCTTGTACATCATCCCAATACTATAGGCTGTTGGTTCCCACTTGCCATCTTTTTCTTTATAAATTCTAACAGACATTGCTGGGTTTTCTGGTGGCATTGACTCAAGGGCATACTCTGATCCAGGGGTACCTAGTGTTCCACCCTCAACCATAATGTGCTCTACAACGCCATGCACAACACCCTCAGATGTCATGCCCATAACAAAGTCGCCTTCTTTTATCATATACCGATTATATCAGACTTTAGTTATTTGGATGCTTACCAGACAGCCTTTTGAGTTCTTCAATAGACCATTTTTCACGTTTGTTTAATTTAGATATTTCTGCCTCATCAAATGACTTTGAGGCCAGGGTAACTATTGGATCTTTGGATAATAGATCTATATCCACATACCCTCTCTCCCACAAAGAAAGTATTTCAGAGTTTACAGAGTTTATATGGTCATTATATAATTCTGGCATTAGTTCTTTAATTTTTGGAGTAAAGGCATATAACAATGATCCATCTTCAGAGTCAATGCCCGCAACCTCTAAACCACCTTCAAGAATAAGTTTTTCAATTATCTTGTCTTCTTCTTTATCCATTGATAAACTCTTCTATTTGCTCTTTAGTTTTTGCACCATTCATACGTTTTATTTCTTTGCTATCTTCAATTAATATAAAAGTAGGTATTGCTTTAATTTCAAACTTTCTACAAAGTTCTCCATTATCGTCAGCATCTATGAATTGAATTTTAATTACATTATCTTTATTAAATTCTTCAGCAATAGGTCTAGTACGCTTGCATGGATTGCACCACTCCGCTGTAAAATAAAGTATATGTTTCATTACTTGCCAGACTTTGCTCTAGCCTTTTTTAATACTTCAAAATCTTTAATCTTAGTTTCCCCAAGATATCCCCAAGCATATCCATCGTTAATCATCTTATTATTAATTGATTCAGACTCTCCGTTAATATAAATCCAGCCAAGAATACGTCCATATTTTTCAGATGAGTTCATTTTTTCTGTACGAATAACTACAGACTTTGCATCCTTAAGTTGTTTCTTTAAATATTCTTTAGATTCAAGACCAAGAACTTTTTCAGCCTTATCTGTTGTACGTGACTCTGGCGTATCAATGCCAGCCAAACGAACACGGGATGAAAATAAAATATCAAAACCTAAATCAATAATTACATCAATGGTATCTCCATCAACAACATTTTTTACTTCTTTTACAAAATACTCATACATGTTATTTCCCTGACTTTTCTAGTAATTAATATATTATAACACTTCTATTAAGACTTGCATTTGACATACAGCAATATATTTATAGTTTATGTTATTTTTTTTACAATATTCTTGCCATGCTTTAAATTCACAATTTTCCCAACCATGAAAACCAAAATATTCATCAAACAAAATAAGAGTTCCAGGGACAATCCTGCTTGGTCCAATTTCATTAAGTACAGTCAATGTGGACTCATAAGTATCACAATCTATATTAATTAATGAAAATACACCTTTATTGTTATTTAACCATTTTGGCAAACTTTCAGAAAAAGATCCTTTGACCAAACAAACATTTTCATCTACATTTGGAATAACTCCATTTTGATCAAAACTTCCTTTATAATGATCTAAAACATAGTCTTCTTCTAGTCCTCTAAATGAGTCAAAACCAAAAATTTTTTTAGGATA